CCTGTTAAGAAGAAACCCGTTAAAAAAACTCCTGTTAAGAAGAAACCCGTTAAAAAAACTCCTGTTAAGAAGAAACCCGTTAAAAAAACTCCTGTTAAGAAGAAACCCGTTAAAAAAACTCATGTTAAGAAGAAACCCGTTAAAAAAACTCCTGTTAAGAAGAAACCCGTTAAAAAAACTCCTGTTAAGAAGAAACCCTCTAAAAAAACTCCTGTTAAGAAGAAACCCGTTAAAAAAACCCCTGTTAAGAAGAAATGATTTTGAAATATAAAAAAGTTCCAATTTGTTTTATTTAAAGAATTCTCTTTTTATTTTTATTATAATGTCAAAAAATCTTTATTGTATTCGACATGGATTATCTTTACATAATAAATTATATCATAAACATGGATCTAAAACATTTTATGATAAAGACTACATAGATACAATGTTATTACCAGAAGGAAAACGCCAAGCACGGATGCTGGGTGAAACTTGGAATGAAATTAATAAAGTCGAGTCAGTTATAGTTTCTCCATTAAAAAGGAGTTTAGAGACAACTATTAATATTTTTATTATAATGTCAAAAAATCTTTATTGATATTCCTATAAGTGCTTTAGAAATGTGTAGAGAGTTTCCAATAGGATTACATACTTGTAATAAAAGAAGTAATAAAAGAAGTAATAAAGAAGAATTAGAATTATTATATCCTCGAGTAAATTTTGATGATAAATTAATTTATATGAATAACAAAAATTTTAATTATTCTTATATTTTATAAATGAGTAAAGTTAAAGCAATTTGTATGATGATTGGAAAATGTGATGGAATTGTAAAATTAGACGAATATGGCAAAGATAGAGTTAAGATTACTTTAGATATAAAAAATCTAAAACCACATACTAGTCATGCTTTTCACATTCATGAAACAGGTGATATGAGACGAGGTTGTATGAGCTTAAAAGCTCATTATAATCCACATAATAAAAATCATGGTGGTCCTAATGATAAAGATAGACACGTTGGAGATTTTGGAAATATAACAGCCGATAAAAGTGGAAAAGTTGAAACATCTTTTATGAGTGATTTAGTTAAATTAAGAGGAAAGAATTCTGTCATTGGTAGAAGTTTTGTTATTCATGAAGGAATAGATGATTTAGGAAAAGGCGGTAATGCCGAAAGTCTAAAGACTGGAAATGCTGGTGGAAGAATGGGATGTGGAATAATTGGATATGCTGAAGATTCAAAATTATATTTTTAATTATACAGTTTCAATTTCTATAGAATTAATATTCTTATTATACATTTTTAAATAATTAAATATTGTATAATTATTTAATTCTGATTTATTATTTTCATTTTTAAAAAAAGATTTTCCTTCAATAAGTTCAATGTCTTTTTTTATATATTCATTTACATTAGAATTATTTTTTTTAAAATTAATTTCAAATCCCATTTTTTTTGTTTTAATAACCGGTTCTTCATGAATTACTGATAGTCTTCTCATTAATATATAAAAGAAGATACTTTATAAATAATAATCATTTTTTTAAAATATAACTAGATTTTTATCAACTATTATATAACCTGTGTCAAATTCTTGTTGGATTCCTAATTCATATAGAGGTATTGTATATTTATTATAATATAAAGGCATAAAGACCTCTAATATTTTAATTCTTTCTCTAATATTGGCATCTCTGAAATTATCTGTTGTTAATAAATCTTCATATAAATTATTATTATTAATAAATCCTGAAGTAATAAAGCTTTTATAATATACTTTGATTCTGAATGGAAATAAAATATATAGATGGATTTCATCCCAATTAACATTATGTTTTTCAGTTGTCATCCACCAATTCGAATTAAAACATTCAGTTAATGATGTCTTTCTGATATAAGTATTATCTAAATTCATAATTTCAAAATTATTATAATAATTATAATAAATATCTAATGTAAAATTTTTATAAACAACTGAATTAACATATTTTATTATATACTCATACTTTTGATTCTCAGATAATTTCAAATATATTTTTTTAATATTAGAAATTTTGTTTCTAATATAAATATCATAAGTTAACCAGTTGTAAAAATTATTTTCAATATGATATTCTCTATTTTCTTGTTCTTCTAATTTATTTTTAATTTTAATAATTTTGTTACATAAATCATTGTGTCCAATTAATTTTGATTCTAATAATCGAATGATTATTTTGTCATTAAATGACAACATATATATAAAATATTATTAAATATTTAAATAATTTATTCTATATAAAAACTATTCTTTAATTTTATTTAATGAATTATATTAGTGCATTTGCGGATAGTAATCAAGAACGATTAAGTTGGGATGAATATTTTATGTCAATTTCTTTCTTAATATCTACAAGATCTCCTTGTGAAAGATTGCGTGTAGGATGTGTTCTTGTAAAAGATAAACGTATTATTTCAACTGGTTATAATGGATTTTTACCAGGTATGCCACATAATAGTGTTATATATGATGAACAAGCGACTGTTCATGCGGAAGAAAATGCCATTACAGATTGCGCATCAAGAGGGGTCTGTGTAAGAGGAGCAACGGCTTATGTGACCCATTATCCTTGTTTGAATAGTGCAAAAATATTAGCTACATCTGGTATTAAAGAATTACGTTTTGCACGTGAATATAGAAATGATGCATTAGTTGAAGAAATAACTAATTTAAATATAGCTCGAATTAATTAAATTATAAAATAATGAATTAATATAAATAATTATTTTATAAATCCAATACAGAGTCCGCTTATTAATATTATAGAGCATCCAATTATTTGTTGAATAGATGGAATTTTATTGAAAATAATATAATTTGTAATTAATGCAACTGGAATTGCGAGAGACCCTATGGATTTCGCATAAGATGGATTAGGACTATTATTTAAACCTATATTTAAAAATATAAGCTGTAAGCAAAATAAAAATGACAATGAAATTAAGCAGATATATTTTTTCAAATCTGATACAGTTTTATACTTATCCTCAATATTAACTGGTTTTTCATCATCTTTTAGAATAAATGATTTAAGTATATATATTATCAAAAATACAAAAAAATAACATATCATTACAATCATTGAATGAAAATTAATATTCATTTTTCGAGGCTTATATTCAGATAAAATATCATATATACTAAATAACACAATAGATATAATTAAATATATTATCCAATCATATTTCTTATTACTTACTTGATTATCTTTCGAATCTTCTAATATTAAATCTTTGATTTCATCTTCTTTAATAACTGTTATTAGACTGCCTAAAATAATACATAAAATTAAAAATAGTTTATTATAGCTCAATTTATTGTTAAAGAATACTATCAGAATAATATAAGTTAATACAATCTGCGATCTTAATAAACTACTATTTATACCTGGATTATGATAAGCAAGAATAGATTTTATATAAAAATAATTAAAAATACCAAATATTAATCCAATTAAAATAGTATATTTATTAATATATTTCCAATGATTTAATGTATTTTGATGCATATTAACAAAATAAAGTAGAATGCTTGATATTAAACCTACTATAATATTCATTTTTAAATTACTAAAATATTTTCCACTTAATTTATATAATACTGTTGATATTCCCATTGTTAATGCCTGTAAAATAGAGGCTATTGCCCAATACATATATTAAATAACATATATAAATATCTCGTATATGTTCGAATAATTATATTGGAATATTATTCATTAATAGATTTCTTTGTCTTTTAAATGTAATTATATTTGTAATTAAACCAATCAATATTAATCTTATCATCTATTAATTTAAAAAAAAAAAATCTTTAAATTAATATTATTAAATGATATATATGTTAGAAAAATTATTTCTAATACTTTTATATAATGACTATATCTCGTTACAAATTAAATTTATCAGATATATCAAAAAATATAAGTAAAATTTACAATATTACTCATCCCGTGACATACGGGCCAATGCCAAATGGAATGTATTTTTATTTAACAGATGAAAAATATAGATATCTTATAATAATATTAATTTATTTAACTTTATTTTTTAAGGAATTAAATTATGAAGGTTCAAATGTATATCATTTGATTTTAAAACAAAGCGAAGAAAAACCGAAAATATTTATATCAAGTTCAGATGGAGATTTTGATCTTGAAAAAGATGATATATATACTGAATTACCTGACAAAAATAAATTTGTTCAAATTGGAAATCATACATTTTTTGAGATGAGATGGTTTTATAAGTATTTGTTGACTAGTGAAGAAAATTATATGGATGTTAGTGTGTTTATTTTAACAGATGATTCCGTTCGTATTCGCAATGACAAGTCCTCTACTTCCATTGTAAGAACTTACAATGGAAGTATTTCTATAAGAAAATCATCACTATATGATTTTATAGGTTATGAAAAACATATTGCGAATGCTTTTGTTTTTAAAAAATCTATGTTAGAATCTAAAATAATTCGTATAGGGTGTTTTAGAATTTATAAAGAAAACAAAGGATTAGGAAACGACGGATTAACAGACATTACAACGATTCAAAACGTATCAAAAATTAAAAATGATTTGACTAATACAAAAGATTATAGAACATACATGTATAATCGTAAATTATTTAATTATAATCCTAGATTTGTCAGGGAATCAGAATATAAGAGAGAATGGAGAGAAAATAAAAATGTAGACGCTTGTGAAAAATGTGGTGTAAAATTTAGTTTTTTTACACGTAGACATCATTGTCGTTATTGTGGAAGCATAATTTGTTCAAAATGCTATAGTCTTTATCCATTAGAAAGTTGGTTTGAGAAAAATGGTAAAATACATAATATCACAACAGATTCAGGTGGTTTAAAAAAACGCATATTTTGTAATTTGTGTTCTAATAAACAAATAAACATAGCTAAGAAAAGTAGGATTAAAGCTGAGCAACAAGCAGAACAAAATCAGATATGGAAACAATCTACGGCAACAGGTGGTGGTAAAAAAAAGAATAAATATATTAAAAAAAAAGAAAATGTTAAGAAAGTAGGAGTTTATCGTAGTAAAGGTGGATATTATTATCGTAGATATAAAAATGGAAAAAAAAAAAGAATTTCAAAAGAAATGTATCACAAATTAAAAAAAAGCTTATAAATTTATATTTGTTTTTAATTAAACTTTTTTTTTAAAGTTTTTAGAAAAAAGTTTAAAGTTTTAAAAAATGAAAATATAATTTAAAAATTTTATTATTAATATAATTATGTCTTATAAAGATAATGAAACAAATAAAGGTAAAAGATGGTCAACTGAAGAAATTGACGACCTAATCAAAGAGTTAAATGAAAAAGTTGCTATTTCTGATATTTCTACATCACATAAAAGAACCGAAAAAGCAATCGAATTACAAGGTTTAAATTTAGCGCATAAATTACTTACAACTGATTTAAAAGATAAAAGAAGATGTTACTGAAATATATAGTTTTAGTATTCAACAAATAAATGAATATTATGAATTCAAACAAAAACAAAATTTAGAAAGAAAAGAAAAACAACGATTATTAAAAGAAAAAAAGAAGAAAGAAGTTATTGAAGTATCAAATGAAATGTCATTAAGTGATTATTTAAAACTATCTGATGAATCATATTTAAATATTTAGTTAAATGAAGAACAGCAGTTAGCATATGATAAAGTAACAACAACTGATGAAAGTATATTTTTAACTGGATCACCTGGAACTGGAAAAAATCATACATTAAAAAAGATAATTGGTTATTTTAAAAATAGTTCCAAAAGTGTAGGAATAACATCTACAACTGGTTGTTCTGTTTTATATATTAATTAAGAATTTAATAAATCTAAATAATAATCAACATACGTCTGAATATCTTTTTCTTCAACAAAGTCAAATATCTTATGTCTTTCATTTATTAATAATACTTTGTTTTTTAATAGAGTATATCCCATTGAATTATTAACCAAATAATCATACATTCGTTTACAATTATCTGAATTCAAATAATATTCATGAATCGGTTCTGGTTCTATACAAAACTCTGTTTCTCTATTTATGAAAAAATCTCTCAATTTATTAAAATCATATTCAATTATTTGTAATAATATTGGTTCTAGTTCATCAATTTTAACATTATCTAACATTAATGTTAGTTCATTCATAATTAATTATAATCTAATATTTAAAATTTATAATCAATTTTTATAATATATGAAAATAATTAGCTTATTATTCATAGTTGTTGGATTATACGCATTCATATTTCCAAAAGGGTTAATAAGCAATATGTCAGATAGTTATACTGTTCCAGATTTAATTAGAGGATGGAGTATATATTCTATAACTTTAGGATTAGTGTTATACTATCCTAATTATATAAAAGAAGTTCTATTATTATGTTTCATAGTTAGCATACTGTGGCACATTGAAATAGCGCAAAAAGTTGGTTGGACTAGACATCATAAAGAATCAATTCTCATTAATTTAATTGCAATATTAATGTTATTTTTTATAAAAAAACACTTTTAAATTTTCATTATTTTTCTAAAAATATTTTAAGCCGAATTTATAAAAAATAACGCTGTTGCTCCACCCAATACCTGGGCGACAATATAACCAAGTAAATCTACACCAGATAATTGTTTATTTAAGAAAAACATAACTGAGACTGCTGGGTTAAAATGCCCTCCAGATATTCCACCGCCCCATAGTACAGCTACTGTTAAGGCTAAACCAACCGCAAAAGCAGCCCACTTAACTTTTTGATTTACGACATTCAAAATAACGCCTAGAAAAATAAAAGTTCCAATAAATTCTACAAGATACTTTAACATATATTATTATAAATTATTATAATTATATATTAATACTGCTCCTAATTAAATAATTTGGTATTTTTAAATATATCTCTAAAAATATGAATCTAATATATCTTTAGAATAAGTTTTGATTAGATGGTTGGGTATTCTGGGAAGTTCTTATTATTTCCACGTTGTTCTCCTATGAATTTACGCTGTTGCTCTGTTGTACATACACAACCTTTATCAGTAGTATAAGTACTGGGACAACACGCCATTGAAACCATATTATTTGCGAAATAAAACATACTATCATTAGGTAATAAAGCAGGTTGAGCTTCACTTAATAAGGGAACTTGATGTCCCTGGACTACAAATTTAGCACCAGGTGCTAAATGATTATCATTCGGTTGATGTCTCCAGGTGCTAACACCACCTGGTTTTAAAATTCTGCCATCATAAGAACCAGGAATTCCTTTTCCCATTTGAAAATCTGTTCCGGCTGGTTTATTAATTGTTAAAAGCAAAGAATTATCCATATATTAATAAGTAATATTAAAATATTTTTTTATTAAAAAAATATTGATTAAAAATATTGATTAAAAATATTGATTAAAAAGAAAATCTAGTTAGGGTCCCATGTACCTGATATTGGTGGTAAGTTATCTGCGTTCTCGTCTTCTTTTAAGTAACTTATTAAGTCAGCTAGTATTCTTCTTCTCTTTCCGTCATAAAGAATAACCTCGCCAGTGTTCTTCAACCATTTTGATCTTTTATGTACATTTGGTGCTCCTGTTTCCCCACTTCCATTCCAATGTTTTTTAAGGTTTTTACCGTATGCTTTATTGTCAAAATAAATTTCAGTCTTACCCAATTCTGTTTCAGCTAACTTTCCTAATAATTTTATTACCTCCAGCTCTGGAATGTCGTATACAGTGGTTTTGTTTTTTACAAGGGCATTAAGGATTTTATCTTCATTTATAGTTGAAGCAAGCTTATCTCTTATGCTAGTTCCTCCAAATAATTTAAATCTTTTGAAATTAGACATTCTAGGCATACGTAATCCACTAGTAGATTTCTTCTTCTTAGGACCTGGTTTCTTTTTAGTTGGTTTGCGCTTAGCTACTGGTTTGCGCTTAACTACTGGTTTCCGCTTAGCTACTGGTTTGCGCTTAGCACCTTTCACTTTCAAATAAACCTTTCTTCCAGAAGACAAAACATAATGACCACCACGAGCACCATCATATAACTTCCGCATACGCCCATTATACATAACTTTCGTCATATTATATTATTAGCATATATAAAAAATTTAAACGAAAATATAAAAAATTTAAACGAATCTAAAAATGTTTATAAAAAATCTTTATTTTTTTAAAGATAAAAAAATTAAATTAAGAGCATTGAACTAAAAATCTATTTTCATCACTTTTATTTCTCCACGCATTAATTTTTACATTATGTAATGCTTTGCCAGGTATTGTGCTATAATCACGATTGCCATTGAATTTAAATCCTGGAACATAATTATTTGTATTTTGTTTTAAAGTTCCATCAATATAAGGGGCAAAATCTAGATTTCCATAGTTCCATCGATTAGGATTCATTTTATCCATATTAAATTCATTCTGCATTAATAAATCTACGTTTTCTTTTTGCTGAAGTTCATTTGGCATTAGTTTTATATCATTCACTTCCTTTCGAATTACTGGATCTTTAATATAATTTAATGGAAGTTTATTCACAACCGGTAATGTATTTACTACACCATCTTTGTTATATCTAATTCTAGGGATTGTTCTTTCTGATGTTAAATTCATATAGTTAACATCAGATGATTCTAAATTATTTGATATATTATATTTATTCTGTATAGTAAAATTATAAACTAATACAATGATGATTATTAAAAATAATAAAGAAAATAATAATTTCATATATTATTATAAAATATTATTATAATAACATTTTTATAAATATTATGAAATATTATGAAATATTATGAAATATTATTCTTTACTAATTCGAAATAACATTTCGCACAAGCCTCTACATCTGCTTCAGCATTATGTGCTCCTTCAAATCCTGTTTTAAATAAAAATTCATATAATTCAATTAATTTTGGTGATTTATAATTACCATATTTCATTGGGATTCTTAATAAATCTTTTGATTTATTCATTGTACAATATAATTCTTTACTTTCAAATATATGTATTAAATCTTGTCTTTTTAAACGATGTAATTCTGATAGTAAAATATGTTGGTCAAATAAAATATTATGGGCGACAATCGTTTCTGCTTTATATAAATCTCGATGTAATTCAACAAATATATCTTCTATTAAAACACCTTCTTTATCCGCAATTTCTTGTGTAATTCCATTAATCTCACATGCTTTGGATGTATTATCAATTTCAAAATTATTCGGTTTAATAATAAAATATTGGCTTGAAACTAAATTTTCATCTTCATATAACTTCCAACAGATTGAAACTATTCTACATGTGTCATAATGTTTCGATTCTGTATATGAGAAATATTTATCATATCCTCTTCTTGTTGGTAATCCAGATGTCTCTGTATCAAATACTAAGACTTTCATATCTATTACTAAATTACTAATATATGTTTAAATAAATTAGTAATATATGTTTAAACATATATTAGTATAATTATTTATTTTAATTATAATATATGAGATTATAATATAATGGAATTTGACCACAAGGCAATTTTAAAATCAGATCATATTGAAAAAATTAATGGTTCAGTTGAAAAGCATTATAAAAATAAAATAGATGTATGTGATACAATAATTAATCATTTGAGATTAATTGATAAATTACAAAATGATATTGAAGGATTATATAACTATAACTATACTATAAAAAATCAATATTTACAAAAAAATATAAACATAATTAATACAAATGATACAAATAATACAAATGATACAAATAATACAAATAATACAAATAATACAAATAATACAAATGATATAAAATGTGAAATTATAAATATAATAAAATATAAAAAAGATTTAAGAGATTATCATAGAAAAAAAATTAAAGAACTTAAAAAGAAGCATCTGAGATAATATATGAATGATGATATAATTTATAGTGATGATTTTAGCAATGAAGATGATTTAAATTCAGAAGAAGATGAAAACTTTTCAACTATGATATATAATATCAATTCTTCACCAAATGTATTAAAAAAAAAAGATTTAGATGAAGAAAATGATAATATAACTGAAAAAGATTTAGAAGAAGAACATGATAATATAACTGAAAAAGATTTAGAAGAAGAAAATGATAATATAACTGAAAAAGATTTAGAAGAAGAAAATGATAATATAACTGAAAAAGATTTAGAAGAAGAAAATGATAATATAATTGACAATAAAAATGATAAAAATGATAAAAATAATAAAAATAATAAAAATAATAAAAATAAGTTAACAAATAATGAAACAAATAATATTTGTAATAAGTTAGATGAATATAAAAATTTATCTGTAAATGATAAACATTATGTAAATGTTAATACTGAAATAATAAAAATGAAAAAAAAACGTTTTGAATATCATAAATCTATATTTGTGAAACATTTACAGAAGAAGATAAATGGTATTGATAAAAGAATGAGATATATTAATCATAAATATACTGATTATCAAAGAGCTTATAAATATATGAGCGGTTCTGTGATTGTATTATCATCTACATTAACTCTATTTGAAGCACTAAAAAATATACTTAATGATGATGATTTTAATGAGTTTCTAAAAACAATATTTGGAATCGCTCCTTTAATTATTAGTACACTTGTATCATTATTAGCAACATTAATTAAGTTTCAAAAATATCAAGAACATATGGAAGCATTATCTATAACAGAAGAAAAAGGCATAATTGCTGTATCTAAATTAAAAAGAGTTCGAGAAATGATTTATTTTAGTAAAAGCAGTGAAAGATTAGAAGAAATTAGAAAAACTTATTTAGACGAGACATACCAATTTTATAATGAAGTGAATGTTAAGATTGAGATCGAATTAGATGAAGAAGATTATGTTAAATATTACAAGAAAATGAGTAATACAGATGTTAAAATAGGAAATGTACTTATCAAAAAGATAGATTCGGTGAAAGATATTATTCGTAAACATGATACTATTCATAAAATAATAGAACAAAATAAACAAAATAATATTAACAAACCTAAATGGAGAAACGTAAATGAAAACACAATTGAGGATAAAACAAATAATATGAAGCATAGCGAAAGTAGTGATGACGATATAATAGTGCCTACAATACCTACAATACCTACAATACCTACAATACCTAAAAAATCAGGGATTACCTGTGGTTCTAGACCCTAATTAAATCTTATATTTTTTTATTTAAATAAAAAATGATTTTTTTATTTAAAAAAATAGATATATTAATCATTATGCAAAAAATATCTGACAAACATATTAATTATATATATCATTTGGCTGACATCCATATTAGACCTTTGAGTAGACATGATGAATATAGACATGTTTTTAATAATTTATATAAATTTTTACAAAATGAAAAAAACATTAAAGAATCTTTAATTGTAATTTGTGGTGATATAATTCATGAGAAAGATAAAATAACACCTGAATTAATTCTTTTATTGCGTGAGTTTCTTAAAAATCTGTCAAACATAACTGATGTAATTCTATTTAGTGGGAATCATGATTTGATTGAAAATAATTTAGAACGTGTGCCGAATTTGGAAGCCCTCACACAAGACATTCCTAATATTAATTACTTGAAATATAGCGGAGTATATGAGTTTGAAAATATAGTCCTATCACTTAATAGTTTAGAAGATAATCTTGGATTCGTTAGAATTCCCCAGGAGGTGAATAAAATAAAGATAGGATTGTATCATGGTATGCTTAAAGAAATTGCTTTTTCAAATGGATTATTATCAGTTGATGATTTTAAGGAATTTGATTATACTCTGTTAGGAGATGTACATGAAAGACAATTTTTAAAAGATAATATTGCGTATTGTGGTAGTTTAATCCAGCAGAATTTTGGAGAGGACATTGATAATCATGGTCTTATTAAATGGGATTTAATAAATAAGACGCCAGAATGTATAGATATTCAGAATGATTATGGTTATATAACAATTAGAGATATAGATAATATCAGAGATAGTAGTAATCCTATATCATATCCTAAAAATTGTCGATTACGTATTAATCTAACAAATAATGATGATATTCAAAAAGTTCAAGAAATTGTTGCTACTAAGACAAATATAATTAGCGAAAAAATAATTAAATTTAAAAATGCTTTACAAAAAATAACATATGACGAACAGTTTGTCAAGAATATTAATGATGAAATTATTATTAAAGATAAAATGACAGGACAATCAGAAGAAAAAATTCATGATATTCTAAAATTACATAATGAAATAAAAGATGAGTGTGATTTTAATACAAAGGATATCTCAGAGTATAAATGGAGTATTTTAAATATTGAGTTTATGAATCTATTTATATATGGTGATAATAAGATAAATAAAATAGATTTTACAAATACAGAAGGTGTAATTGGTATTTTAGGGAATAATGCGATTGGTAAAAGTAGTATTATTAATATTATAATTTTTGCATTATTCGATAAAATAACAAGTGAGTATAATAATACAAATGTAATTAATAAGAACAGTAAAAAAATGTATGTAAAAATTGAGTTTATGATTGGCAATACAGTATATATTATTGACAAAAAAGGTAGTTTACAGAAATCTAATAAAACTGTAAAAACTAAATACGAAACTAATTATAAGAAAATTGAAAAAGATATTGAAATAAATTTGAATGGTAAAGAC